AATCGAGTGGACCTTCATTGACTATTTCAATAACTTTCATCAATTATTTATTAAATGAGAGTGTGCTACGCTCACTCTTTTTTAGGACTTGTCGTCCTAAAAACTTTTTCTTTCTTCTTTGTTTTTTAATATTATGCAGATTGTGACGTCACTCTTCGCCCATCCGAGGGCGAAAGGAACATTATGCGAGTTGCTCAGTCCATAGCATTAGTGCGTTACAGAGGCGGTTGTCCGGTACCTCGAGCACAGTCTTCAACAACGGCGGTTACTATATAGTATGCTATCACCATATACTAACGTGCTTATTCAGCGTCTTTTAGCCTTGAATTCTGTTCAAACAGCCAAATCACGGCATTTAAGTGATCGTCATCCTTGCGGGTAGTGGCTGAGTACTCACTACGGCGGTGAGTTTTCCATCCCTGCGACTCTGGGTCCAGGTATAGGGCGCATGAAATTAGCCTGCGCTAGCCTTAACCGTGTAAAATTTTGCCTTTGATGTGTTTGCCGTGAACTCTGACCTGAATGTGCCCGTTATAATAATCGTCTGATTCTAATACACGCCTTGAAAATTGTTCTCTTGCCTCAACGTAACTACATTCTGATTTGCTGCTACAATAATATAATATTTCTCTTGTAAAATTTTCAGTGCCTAATCTCTGTACATCTGCCTTAAGTTCATCATTGCTGCCGTAATAATCTTGCCAATCGCTTGCTACTTTGCCTCTGATTCGTTTACGTTTCTTAGTTCCATTTTTTAATTTTACGATCTTGTAACTTGTTTTTGCAAACTGTGCCAACTTTTTGCCTATATACATACGGCCTGACTGTGTATTCGTAATAAGATAAACGAAGCCTATATACTCTTCTGGTATTTCTGTAACTAATTGACCTTGATAAGTCCAAGACATTCAATATATATTCGTTGCCTATTCATATTTGCCTAATTATTGGATACTTTTCATTACGTCTAAAACATATTTTGCTAGTGCCTTTGTTGTGCAATTTTCTTTAAAATGTTCAAAAATTTTATTTTCTAAGTCGTGATATTCTTTGTAGCCTTGTTCAGTTTTATAATAATCCCAACTATGCCCGTGCCATTTTTTTCCTTCTTTTAACAGTTCTTTAGGCAAAGTTAAACAGATATTTTTAGGGCAACTTTCTAAACCTAAAAAATTTGGAATTGCTCTACATGCCATTATTTCATAATGACGCATACAATCCCAACCTGCTTTTTTCTTAGTATCACCAAATAAACTTTGTCTATAATCATCGTAGTAATCTTGTTCTTTATTGTACAGATATTTTTTACTACTTGTATCTGGCTTTACTTTACTGTCCTTACGAGTTTTTTCTAAAGGTGTTTGAATTTTTTCTTCCGGAAATGCAAAACTTATGGGAAAAACTGTGGATTTATGATCATGCAGTAATTCTCTTTTAAAGATGACGCCCTTACCAAAAAATTCTTTTTTAATTTCTGTACTATCTCTACCTTCGATAATAATAATTTTTTTGTTATCATAATTTTTAAAAACTTCTTTATGATAAATGTTTTCTAAATAAGCATGGCTAAAGATTACATAATCAAAATAGTTATTACGAATTTTTTCTTTTATATCTTCTTGATCGTAATGATGATATTTGGGTAATATTCCATATATAGTAAACCCTCTACCATAGACATTGGTTAATTTTTTTCCACTACCATCAAATGATTCTGTGTACATTACTGTGGATCTTGGAGAATTAAAAATTTCTATTTCAGGATAGTTATATAAACCATGTAAAAGGCAGTCACTCTGATAATCAGTACCCTCCGACCCCATAAATAAAATTTTCATTTTTTGGCTTTCCTTTCTGCCTTTTCTCTATCTATTTCATAACGCCATTGCATGATTACTTCACGACGTTCTATAGCAATATGCCTAATTTCACTGAGTAATTTTCTTGTTTTTAATCCTGCCCTACGTGTGCCTTTTTCAACCCATTCTTGATTTGCCTTAAAATATCGCCTAAATGCATCCATTAAACGATCATGGAGTTCTTCATCACGTGGAGGTTTCACCCCAAGATCTCCAAATCGTTAGCATAACTGGTATAACCATTTTCTTTAATAACTTTTAATACATTGTTTACACGACCAACTAGTTCATCCTTATGACTGATCAAGTAGATATTTTTATTACGTTCCCTGGCCATTTTCTTTAATACGGCTAGAGCACTTTCCACTCCACTGGCATCTAAGCCATTGTCAATAAGTTCGTCGATAAACAACAGATTAATATTTTGATATAGGCTTTCCCAAACATCTCTAAATGCCCAACTTAATCCTAAAATTAATCTATTACGTTCACCTCTGCTTAAGTTATCAAAGTCTAAATCCTGACCCAACTGTGTGATTTCCACATTAAGATCATTTAAGAAACTGACCTGATGAGGTAATCCCATACGATCTAAATAGTAACTTAATCTATTATTCAAGTAGGCCAAGTTTTGATCAATGATCTTTTTACGAATAAAACTGTCTTTGCTGGTCAATAACTTAAGTAAAAATTCTTGATGATCTTTTAAACTGGTAAGAGCATTGATTTGATCCCAACTGATTTCCTGCATGGCAGTACTACGTAATTCATCTATCTGTTCTTGATAAGGATTTACCTCCTCACTACGACTTAATAATGTTTTTTCTAATGTAGTAAGATTGTTTTGATGCTTTAGTGCTTCTTCCACAGTGTCATAAAATGTTTGAGGTCTGCCATTTATATCACCAATCTCATCTAATTCTGCTACTACATTAATCAATTTAAAATCTACATTGTTAAGATAAGTTTGTGCCTCATCTAAATTGTTTTTAGCCTCGGCTATTAGTTCATCGTGCATATGCCCTGGCAAGTTTTGATCACATTTGGAACATTTATTGTTCATTAACTTTTTTAGTTCAAAAGTATAGTTCTTAACATTGCGTTCAGCCTGACTAAGAGCAGTCTCTAATGTGGCTTTTTCTTTGTTCAAACTATTAATACGAGCACTTAGTTCAAGATAACTTTTTAATTTATTATGTTGTTCTAATTCTTGTTCAATGTCAATACTCTGTAGTTCTAAAATACTTTTAGCAATCTTTTCTAAATCTTGCTCTTGTTGACTGAGCCAAGCACGTTGTTTAGAGTGTAGACTGTTTATACTTTGTTCAATGCGTTCATTGCTGCGTTTGGCTGCTTCAATATTAGCAGATTCCTGTTGTATAGCATCCTTAGTTTCTTTTATTTGATTTTTTAGGCTTTCACTTTTATCACTGAGCAAGGTGATACCCAATAATTGCTCAATGATCATACGTTGATCCGCAGCCCTCATGCTTAAAAAAGGCTCTGTGTATGTGTTCAATGCCACAATATGCTTAAACATATCATGGCTCATACCTAATAGTTCATCTAAGTCTTTTTGTGTTTCTCTTACATCGCCTTGACTTTCATCAATGACTTCTTGTTCTAAGCCATTGACAAAAAATTTAAACACATTGGGCCTACGTCCACGTTCAATACGATATTCAACACCATTCTTTTCAAAGTTCAACTTGACCAACATGGCCTTACCATTGGTCTTGTTAACAAGGTTATCCTTCTTGATGTTGGTTAATGCTTGGCCGTAGAGCGCATAACTTAGAGCATTGACGATTGTGGTTTTCCCGGTACCATTACGGCTTCCTGAATCATCACCTCCTTGATCTAAATTTTCGCCTAATACTAAAGTTAATTGCTCTCGGCCGAAGTCGACGGCTTGGGTTTGATTACCCACGCTCATAAAATTCTTAACACTAAGATCCTGTATCTTAATCATAAATTATTATAAATGTCCATTAATAGTTTAACATTGTAAGTATCACTCTCTACACTGGTCAGTTGATTCATCACAATTTGATCCACACTTTCAAAATGTTTAATTTCCAAGTCACTGTTGAATTCAACTTCACGTTTTTCAGGTATCAAGGTCAACTCCCTAATTTCGTATTTGTTAAAAAATTCTTCTTTAATATGACCACTTTCCTCATAACTGATATCTACATCTAATAATACTCTGAGGTGTTGTTTAGGTTTTATTATACGTTCTTGTTCATCTATAAGTTGAGTCAATTTGACAGTTCTGAATGTAGGTTGATCAGGCCAAGCGTGATATTCTGGTTCACTTCCCCACTCTAGGATCATCATACCTCTGTCATCATCCCAAGCATCTGCGTAGTTATGTGGAAAGGCATTACCAATATAGTGCATGTTCTGTTTATTTTGGCGTTTATGAAAATGACCACTTAGGCCAAGTTCATACTTTTTAAACTGATCAAGTTGAATTTCACCATGATCAGGCATCTGTACCATGGCATTCATATAAAAACTGGGCAGTTCAAAATGACCAAATATATAGCGAGCATCCTTACGTCCTACAGTTTTCCACTCTTCACCTACTAGCCAAGGACACATAGTAACTTCTCCTAAAGTCATAGGTTGATGTATGACAGTAATACCTGGGATATATTTGCCAAACTCTACGCTATGAATATCTCGCTTGTCCTTGTAATATAGGTCATGATTACCAGGAAAGAAAAAGAACTGGTCAAATGCTTTGCCCAATTTTTCCAAAGCCCTAAGACTATAATCCATAGTAACAATATTAAGACTATTGCGATTATGGTGCCAATCACCCAAAAAGAATCCAGTATCACATCCATTCTTTTTGGCAGTAGTAATAAACCAATCTACAAAATCTTCACAGTCTTGATTGTGTGTTTGGCTATTAGATTTTAGACCAAAGTGTATGTCTGTAAAAAATGCTGCCTTTTTAAATAAACTCATTCCTCTTCTCTCTCAAATCTACGTAGGCTAGCGGCGTGTTCAGCATTGCTAGTTCTAGTATAACTTGGTGCCATATCGTTCATTTCTAGTATATCATCCCTAATATTTTGGTTACGTTTTTCAATATTGATTATCCGTACAAAACTGTTAGTAACAGCAGCAGTAAAATAAGCAAATGGGTTATTCGATTTAGCTTCATTAAATTGTAGTCCAACCTGTGTGAGTTGTAGTATAGCCTGTGCTCGCATTTCATCGTTATAGGTGTAGCCACGCACATTACCACGGGTAGCATAACGTTCACAAAGTTTCATATACATACGAGCCAGTGTGTTGGTTATTTGTCCATGATCTTTACTGAACTTACCACTTTTTACACCACCTCGCCAATGACTTTTGCCTACGCAGATTAATTCATCGTTTTCATCAAACTTCCAATGTTGAAAAGGTGGAAAATTTACTCGATCATGTCCATCTGCTTCAGTTTTTTGACTTTTCTTACGTGTTTTGTTCACAGGTATATGTTCGTAGGTCATTATTCTGAAAACTAAGTCCGTTTTTAGTATTTTTTTATAATCAAATTCACATTCGGCTATTTTAACTTTTTCTCCTGCTTCTTTACGCCGAGCAAAAAGTTCGTCAGTTAATCTTTTAGCACGATTTCGTTTGGCTTCGGCTATAGTTCTTATATTGATTTTATCCTTATTGGGTAAAATTATATCATATTGGTGATATTCTGGCTTGCTATAACTCGAATAAGTGTTCTTACTTTTATGAATTTCTTCTAATAAATCTTTGTTATTAAGGTAATTTACAGTCATTATGTAATCTTCTCCTATATTAATTATAAAGTACGTACATTAAAAAGTCAAATAAATATTTGCCAATAGGAGCAAATATGAGTCTTTTATCAACCATAGCAAAAGGAGCAGCCTTAGCAGCTGGAGCCAGTGCTGTTGCCAATGCTCTTGGGGGCGGTGTTGCAAATTTCATGAGTAACATAAGGGGAGCAAATTTGCAAAATCCTGGACAAACATCCTCACCAGCAAGTCCACAATTCCAAGATACAGCAAATCCAGCAGATTGGCGTGTTCGATTAAGTATTCCTACTGGATCAACATGGGAAAGCACTCTGTTTTTACCTTTAAAGAAAGCTGGCGGACTAATATTTCCATATACCCCAACAATAACAATCAACCATCAGGCAAACTACGTAGACCAACCAATCACACATCAAAATTATCAATTTGTTGCTTATCAATATAGTAAAGTCAGTGACATACAAATTGTTGGTGAATTCCCAGTGGAAAACGCTGAACAAGCACAATATTGGTTATCCGCTGTACATTTTTTAAGAAGTGTAACTAAAATGTATACCGGAGAGGATGAAAGTACAGCAGGGAACCCACCACCCTTAATGTTATTTAATGCTTATGGTGATTATGTATTTAAAAACATACCAGTAGTTGTTAAAGGATTTAATGTCACATTACCCAAAGATGTAGATTATATCACTACTAAAATAAATGAATTGCCTAAACCTAGAGTTGGAGCAGATTTAAGTAGTGGTGGTGCAATAGATTCATTATCAGCAGGAGCAAGTTTATTATCAGGAGCACTAAGTGCATTTGGGCAAACCAAGGCTGCTGGAGTACTTAATGCTGCTAATACTGTGGCTAACTTATTAAACGGCGGAAGTGGATCTAGCCAATCACGTAGTTTTAGTGGATCTGTAAGCCCGACAGGAAAAAGTACAGAAAATGATAGTCATGTTCCTACTCAAAGTTCATTCACTGTTACAATTATGCCTGTTTACAGTAGAACTGAAGTTAGAAAATTTAGTTTATCTAAATTTATTCAAGGAAATTATGTAAAGGATGGATTCCTATAATGGCAGCAAAATATACTAGTGCCAGCCCTTGGTACAACACATCTATAGTCAACAATCAACTGGGGATTTTAAGTATAAGACCAGTTAGTTCTGAACCAGATGATTTTTTATATACTATAGAAAGTCAATATACACATAGACCCGATTTATTGGCTTATGATTATTATAAAGATCATAAACTATGGTGGGTATTCATACAACGTAATTTAGATGTGTTACAAGATCCAATATTTGATTTTATTGCAGGTACACAAATTTATCTACCTAAACCTGAAAGTTTAAAAAAGGTATTAGGTACTTGATATGGGTCTATCTTTAAAAGATATAGGAAAAGCAGCAGCAGCGGCAACTATAGCATCAGCTGCTACCAAAGTGTTGACTGGAGCGAGCCCAGCCAGCGCAATTCAAACAACTCTAAAAGGAGCAACAGATGCTCTATCTAATATAGGACAAAACTTAAACAAAGCCATAAATTCTGGATTAGGTTTGCCAGGGGTACCAAATATACCAGGTATAGGTGGTCCAGGTGATCCTACAGCGGCCGGGTTTGATTTTGCCAACAGTACAACCACAATTCAACCAAATAATACTCAAGGCGAGCAACGTGTTGACCTTGGAAAATCTCCTCCTTTTTACAATGAATTACATGACTATGCTAGTTATAACTGTATTTGGACTATGAGTGGGTTGAGTAGATCACATATAAATTTCCCAGATGATTCTTATAGAAAAAATATACTTGGTCCTATAATATTTCAATCAGGTAGTGGTAGTCCTGAAGATAGAATCAGTTTAAGTCAGTATTCTAGCAGTGCTAATCCAGATGGTAAATTTGATTTTTTTATGGAAAATGTAAGAGTAACAGGTATAACAGGATTAGACAAAAATACAGGTAATACAAATAGTACAGGAATATCTTTTACAGTAATCGAACCTTATAGTGTAGGATTATTTTTTCAATCATTACAAGTTTGTGCATTTAATTTAAATTATAAGAACTGGGTAGAAATGCCTGTATTATTAAGATTAGAATTTATTGGACACAAAAACCCAAATAATCAAAATATAAAAAGTATAAGAACCAAATATTTTCCTTTGAAAATAATGAATATTCAAATGAGAGTAACAGATCGTGGAGCCAGTTATGACTGTACTGCTATACCTTGGAATGAGCGTGCTTATAGTAAACAAGTAAGTAGTATTAAAAACGATATAACATGTACTGGAAGAACAGTACAGGAGATGTTACAAAAAGGTCCTAAAAGTTTTCAAAGTGTTATAAATGACGCATTGGCTTCACAAGCTTTAGCAGCATCACAAGGTAAGGAACCTATAATACCAGATAGAGTTTTGATATTATTCCCAGTAGATACTTCTACGAGTAATAATACTGTATCATCTGATGATACTAGTAGTCCAACAGGTGCAACAACATCTAGTAGAGGAACTAATAATCAAAATGATACAGGTGTTGCTGAAAGATTAGGTGTTGAATTAGAAGGCATTAATTTTGTACAAAATAGTAATGTAAGCCCAATTGGACTTGCTGATATGGGATTCATAGACCAAAGAAAAACTGAAGCCACATTTGGTAAAGATAATGCTGTATGGGATCCTGATAAAAAAGTATTTGTTCGAGGAGATATCACTATTACAGAAAAAGAAGGGCAAGCGACTTTTAAACAAGGCACTAGCATACCTAATGTAATAAATCAAATAATATTAAGTAGTGATTATGGTAGACAGGCACTATTACCAGAAAACTTTGATGCAAAAGGATTTGTTAATTGGTGGAAAGTTGTACCACAGATGTACATGTTAGATGGTGAATCTAACATGACACAAACAGGAAAATATCCATATCTAACTGTATATAAGGTTATACCACATAAAGTACACCACAGTAGATTTATACAAACAGATCAAGTAGCAGTATCTTCACAGATTAAAAAACAGGCTATTAAAAAATATGATTATATCTATACCAGTAAAAATTTAGATATTTTAGATTTTCAAATCAATTTTAATGCAGGATTTTATACTTCATTAGCAGCAGATAGTGGAAGATTTAATAAGGATATTGTTAATAGAAGTCAGCAAGCATCTGACGCCACCCCAACTAAACCTATTGTTGAAAATGGTAAACTCACTAATATGAGAGTGGATCAAAATGGTAATAAGTATGATGCTAGTTCTGAATATGCATCAGGAAAACATGGCAATGCTAGAGTAGGTGATACAGTGCAACAATTAGTGCAAATTAGAAATGATGAAATTGATTTAGGTGCTAATCAAGGGGGTGCTAACGGATCTGATCCTGGTACTATTGCAGCCAGACAATTTCATAAAGCCATAAACAGTGGTGCGGAAATGGTACAAGTTATTATGAAAATATTAGGTGATCCTTTTTATTTAGGTGATAGTGGATTAGGAAACTATACTGCTAAACCTGCAACAGTAGATGGAGTTACTGAAGACTGGGCTATAAACTATGAACGTGGGGAAGTTTATATAGATGTTAATTTTAAAAATCCTATAGATATTAATTATAAAACAGGCAAGTATGATTTTCCTAGTGGAGATGTTGTTCCTACATTTAGTGGTTTATATAGAGTAATGAAAGTAGAAAGCACTTTTGATAAAGGTGTTTTCACTCAAACATTGGATATATTACGTATGCCAGGGCAAACTAAAGATAGCGGAAAAGAAGGTAAACCAGATACTGCCGGTAGTGATTTAGTGCTTAAGTTCAAACCAGGGGATGGTATAGTAGATCCTGATAGTTTAGTTGATGAAGGAGGGTTTTAATGCCTGAAGAGTCACGTGCCCCGATAGAAAGTAAAAGTTCTGATACAGGCCCGTATCTGGCTAAAGTTGTCAGCCATTTAGATCCCAAATATATGGGAAGTTTAGAAGTACAACTACTCAAGCAAGTAGGTAATGCTCCTAAAAAAGAAGGACAATTATATATTGTAAAATACGCTAGCCCATTTTGGGGTCAAACTGGTTTTGATTTTAATTCAGAGGAAAATACCTACGACGGAACACAAAAAAGTTATGGTATGTGGATGATTCCTCCTGATGTAGGATCTACAGTGATTGTTATATTCATTGATGGTGATCCAAAACAAGGTTATTGGATAGCATGTACTCAAGATCTTGATATGAATCATATGGCACCTGGTTACGCTAGTAGTAGTTTCCATGTCGATGGTGAAGAAGATCGTGTACCTGTTGCTGAATATAATAAAAAAGTAGAACAAGTATTACCTAAAGATACGACTAAAGTTAAAAAACCTCAACACAAATATTATTATGAAGTTTTAAAGGAACAAGGTTTAATCAAAGATGATATTAGAGGTATAACAACATCTAGTGCCCGCCGTGAAGTTCCTAGTATGGTTTTTGGTATCAGCACTCCTGGGCCTTTAGACAAGGATGGGCCTACTGGAAAGGTAGGTAAAGAGGAACATGAAATTACTGGCGCTCCTATTAGCAGATTAGGCGGTAGTAGTTTTGTCATGGATGATGGTGATGATAAATTCGAACGTAAGACTAAAGCACACGAAGGCCCGCCAGATTATGCTACAGTAGAAGATGGTGAAAAAGGCGATAACAAAATACCTCATAATGAACTCATACGCATACGCACACGTACAGGGCATCAAATACTTTTACATAATAGTGAGGATTTAATTTATATAGGTAATGCCAGAGGTACGGCATGGATAGAACTGACCAGTGATGGTAAAATGGATATATTTTGTGAAGATAGTATAAGTGTTCACACTAAACAAGATTTTAATCTATATGCTGATCGTGATATTAATATGGAAGCAGGTAGAAATCTTAATATAAAAGTTAAAGAGGAAATGCATACTCATGTTTTAAAAGATCATATTTTAATTGTGGATGAAAATCAAAAAATTCATATTAAACTTAAGAAAGAAGAAACTATTGAAGATAAGTTTTTGCAAAAAGTTGTTGGTGCTGTAGATATTTTCCATGCCGATAATTGTAGACATTATACTGGTAATCATTATGACATGCTAGCCGGTGGCCACATCTATATGACCAGCGGGGGTAGTAATGAAACAAGAGCAGGCGGTAATATTATAGAAACTGCACCACAAATTCATATGAATGGCCCTGGAGCAAGTCAAGCAAGTCAAGCAGATGAGGCAGAACTACCTAAATTACTTAAAGTACACAGTGTACCAGATCAAGAAGGTAGTGAACTTTTTCAAACAATCATGCGTCGAATACCTATTAAAGAACCATGGCCACACCATGAAAATTTAGATCCATTAGAATTTAAACCAGATAAAACAGATAGAGACATAGAAGGAAGATATGAAGATGTTTCCGACTTCTTACATAAACCAGAATTATTTAAAGAATATACTACTAAATTGGACACATTTGCTAAGAACAAACGTGATTAAATACTTTTATGCCTATTCAACGATTATATGAAAAAACTGTAGTCAAAGGAAACACTCCAAAAGAGTTGCCTCCTTTGCCAAGAACTTATCGAGGATTTAGTACAATTAGTCAAGATAGTGAAAATTACAGTTTATTTGATCTTAGTTTAATAAAACAAGATATAATTAATCATTTTCATATCAAACAGGGTGAAAAACTCAGTGATCCTACATTTGGAACCATAATTTGGGACTGTATTTTTGAACCTATGACAGAAGATCTTAAAGAATTAGTTATAAAAGATGTTGAAAGAATCATAAATTATGATCCAAGAGTAACAGCCAATGATGTAGTAATCACAGAATATGAAAGTGGTCTACAAATAGAATGTGAACTAACATATTTGCCATATAATGTATCTGAAGTATTACGCTTTAGATTTGATCAAAACGCTGGGTTAGTTGGATAAACTAGTAGTTTTTAATTAGCAATAAATATTGAAATAAGGATAGTTTATGTCAGCCACCGATAGACAAAATAGGTTACTA